ACGCCACATCATAGATGTTTTGTCCGTTTAATACTGTATAGATTTGCATTCCCATTATATGCTTCGCGTTACGTTTGCTTTTACTTTAAAATTTTCATTTTCGGGTGTTGCTGTCACATTTATAACAGTAAACCTATCAGCAATAAGTTGTAATCTAATATTACTTTCAAGTTGTTGTTGTTGACCGCTTCCGCTTTGATAGTTTTGTATTCCAACACCGCAAGTTGGAAATTCGCGCCACCACCCAGCATTAGCAACAATAATGTCAAGCACATTTTGATTGTCGCATGGTGCAATAACTAAATCCCCATTGCGAATAAGCAAATCACCTATTTCATCTATTTGTAAATCGTTAGATATTGCCATGTTGTACTTTATTATTTTCTAAATCAATAGCTGTTTTTATTGTTGCTTGTGGTGGTATTATAACTCCTAATGCAGAAAACGCAGCTATTAATGCTGTTAAATCCGCAACCACTTGATTATATGCTGTTACTAATGAATTTACTTTTACCAACCCTCCTAAATTGTCACCATGCAATTTTATTCCATCTTTGTCAATGTAATATTCGCAACCTTCAATAGTTATTCTACATTTATCAATGTCGCTAAATTGTAATATAAATGGGTCAAGTTTTGGAGCATAAGCAACTAAAACAATACTATCATTACTTGGGTAACAAATAAGCCCATCGTTTGGCTGTGCGCTTAAATTTACGTTTTCCATAGTAACAGTTGAATTATCATTTAATGGGTCAACAACGCAAGTCATAGCATCACTATCCACCGATACTACTTGCGCAATAATAACAGTCAATGGATTAGTTCCAAATGTACCTGCTAACCTTTGCACTGCTTCTCTTATTGACCTACTATTGCTCATTATATTCCTGCATTTTGTTTTTCTATTGGTATATCATCTAAGCGCAAATCTATACTTATTTCTTGACGAAAACCACTTTGCCCAAATAAATATTTTACTTGCTTTACTTTGTACGTTCCGTTTCTATCAGGCATTATTTCATCTTGTAACTTTACATCGTCACCTTGCTTTACATAAGGTAAGCCAAACGTAGTAAATGTGCCTCTAAACCCATCAAAAAGTATTTTATACATATTGGCTTCCGCTGCACGTTTTAATTCCGCTATGTTTGAATTTCCATACAAATTTAATGTTCTTATTTCGCCTTGAAAATTTAATGGCTTTTCATTGTAAAATCTTATTTGTCCATTATCGTAAATAGCAAATTGATTTAGCCTTTTTGTTGATTTTTTTGGTGTGCCTCGTTTTGTTGTTCCTGTGCTAAACCTTTCTGTTGAATAGCAATTTACACCAATAACAACATCATCCTTTCTTTGATAAATTAAATCATTATTTACGATGTTGTATTGAAATTTAAACTCATGCTTTTTTATATCGTTAGGAAAATATGTAATCATTCCTACATGCAATGTATCACCTCTAAACCAACTTTCAATAGTGTAGTATTTTTGCAACATTCCCAAGACCTCCGCTACTGTTTGATTTTGCGTTATTATTGGCGGTTTAATGATTGTTTTTGCATCGTTAGTATTTAACTTTAAACCAGTTCCTTTTATAAGTTCAGTAACCATTTTTTCAAGCGTGTAATTGTTCCATTGTTTGTCGGGTGCGCTTGTTTGTTGCAACTTATACATATTGTCCATTATATGTATTTCCATTGGTCTATTAGATATAACAGCAGAAACATAGCCTGTTATAACTTGGTTAGTTTGAGTAATGTATTGTTTTCGGTTTGCATCATAATAGAAATATCCTAAATCAACACTTATTTTATCACCTCTTAATATTACTGGCGGTATGTCGGCAATATGACCACCAATATTTTTACCATCCCAACTAAACAAATTACCTGCCTCATCTTTAAAATATAATTTTTGAGGAATAGTTAGTTTGCCAGTATCTGATAGGTTGCACCAAGTATTAATTACTTCAATTTCCGTTACAAAATCAAATTCGTAAATTTTATTACGCGATGGGTAATCCTTAGTAGGTTGTTGCGTTATTTTAATATGTGATACTAAGTTTAACATTAACGCACATCAATTATAAATGGTTCATCACTTAACGCTTCTATCTCAAAGAATTGTGTTTCATACATACCCTCCGTTTGTGGCAATTGAAACGATGTAACAACCATTGAGTATATTCCTAACATATTTAAGTACCAACTATTGATAGTTAATGCCACAGGTGCATTCATAGCCCTTATAAATTGTTCAACACTATTTACATTTCTTCCATTTACCGATGAACCTGCCATTGGATATACACCACGCTTGCCACCAATAACACCTCTGATTGATATGTTACTATCACCTCCACTAATATATTCTTTGACAGTTCCGTTGCGCCCTTGCACTGGTGTCATAACAATATTTTTACTATTTTTTACTACAAACAAAGCAGTATCAAAAACTATATTGTCAACTAATCCTTCATAATTTGGTACATTTTTAAAACTTGAAGCATTTATTTCTAAATTAGAAAATACTTTGTTTCCTAAACTTTGACCAACTCCCAAATCAATGTAATCAGTTACTTCGGGTTGTGGCATCATAGCTTGGTACAATGCACCTCCAATTTGTTGAATAGCGTATTGTTTAGAAATTTGATAAGCTACTGTTGCCCCTGTTTTAGCTGGATTAAATGGAACTATTAATATATCTTGAATTGCCATAATTATTGTGTAGTTGCTATTCTATTTACATCATTTAAAGCACTCATCAATGCTTGCGCTGTGTTATCTCCTACTTTGTTTGTAAAGTCATTACTTCCGTTTAATACTTTAATGTCTTGGTTTAAACTTAAACTTCCGTAATTAATATTTATTGTTGTTGCCTTTGGTGCGCTTGCCTTAACTGGTGCTATTGCCCCTGCTGCTGCTCCTGCTGCCCCTGCTGCACCTGCTACTGTTGGTACATCTTTTAGTAATTTTTCTTGACCTTTTACCTCCGCTAATGCTCCTTTTAATGTTGAACGTTTTTTATTTAAAGCATCGACATTTTTTCCTTTTCTTTCAAGATAAACTCTATCTATATTTACTAATTCATTATATAATTTAGCTTGTCTTTCTTTTGATTCTTGTAAAGTTTTTGCAGGTGTATCAACATATTTTTCATATAATTCTTTTTGAAAATCTTCCTGTTGAACTATATCTGCATAACCTAAATTGTAACCAGTTACAAGTCCAATAGCTTCATGCGCTGCTTTTTCCCAAAACCCAAAATCTTCAACTCCGCTTTTTGCAAAGTTATTTTGCATTATGTTAGCGTTCTTAAAATAATTTTTTAGCAGTTCTGTTGATTCATTTACAAATGAAATTGTGCTTGCAATTGCACCGCTTTGACTTTGACCTATATTAACTTTTAATTGTTCCCAATTATCACCTAATGCTGAAATTTTACCACCAACAGTAGCTGTTTGTTCAGCCATCATGTTAAAAAACATACCACCTTCCGATGTCATGCTTTTAAATGCTTTTTCTATTTCAGGAAATCCTACTTTACCACTTGCAACTAAATCTTTTACTTTATCTTCTGTAATTCCATATTGTTTTGCTAACTCCGCAACAACAGGAATACCACGTTGCGTAAATTGCATGATGTCGCGTTGATATGCTCTACCTTGCGTTTTTAAAGTTCCGTACAAATAGGCAATATCACCAAATGGTATTTTTAACGCACTCGCCACATCACCAAGCATTGATATGTTTTGCGTTACTGTTCCTGCGCTAAATCCATAAGCCATTAATTGTTTAGTAGCATCCTGAATTTCTACTAAACTAAATGGTGTTTTAGCTGCTAATAATACTAATTGAGTTTCTAATGCTTTTGATGCTTGACCATCCCCATGCATTAAAGTTCTTAATGAAGCACTAAAGTATTCGTAGTTTTTTAACGAATCAACAACCGCCTTCCCAAAACTTGCAACACCAGCTACACTAAGCCCAATACCTAAACCTTTTCCAAGACTTGACAATGACGATTTTACACCTGTAACCGATTTATTTAGCTTGTCGGTGTCTTGGGTAGCAGATTTTATTT